GAAGTTCTATCTGGTATGTCTGCAGATCACTTTGCTCATCAGAAGCATATTGTGAGTGTAAACAGAGATTTGCACAAGAAATTGGCAGTCTGTAAAGATTGTTGTAAACTTGAGCGTTTCTGTAAGTGCATCAAAACTGAGCCACATTTTGGTTGGGATGATATTCGCAACCCCATCCTGAGATCTATTGAATGGATGGAGGCTAGTCCTTTTGCATATTACATGAACTATGTTCCTGACAGAATTATGCACGGAAAGTATACACATTGGATTTGTGATTACATTCTGCGCAATGATCTGCTACGGTGGTATTACCATTGGTTTTTCATGACTGGTATATCATCATTGATTGCGTTTATCAAATTCTTCATGCAATTCCGAGTGCTTATTTGCTCTTGGGTTAGTGTGGCGGGTTTGGCAACCAATCATGGATCAGTTCAGATTCACGATTTTGGTTACATTGTCGGCTTCTGGTTTGTGTCGTTCGTCACGGCACAAGTTACACTGCTCCAACGCACCAGACAACGTGCGTATTCGGCGATTCTTCAGGATCGTCCACAAGTTCAAGCTTATCTTTCTTATTTGAAACAGAACAGATTGAAGATTGGACTTGCAACATTCACCGTTGGTGCCGTTATGTATAAAGCTTGGAAACATTACAAGCGTTATCAGAAACTGGTTGATCAGGGGACGCTTTCCCCTGTCAATATGGCAGACATTGAAGCTCGTGACAAGGAGACTAATCCTTGGATGGGAGTTTCGACTACGCCTTTGCCAGTCAACGGACCTTGCCTAAATGCAACATTTGATCATGTGCAGAATAAGGTAAAGAAAAATTTGGTGTATGTGTCAATTCCCACCGAAGATGGTAGGAACGCGTGTGTCAATGGATTTTATGTGAAGAGTAATCTTCTATTGATCCCTAAGCATGTGTTTCCACAACGTGAGGTGATTTGCAAATTTACGAGAGGTGATTGCGGTAAGATAGGAACTACCTATTCTTCGCCAATTTCTACTATTCGTTCTGTTCAATTGAACGGTCAAGATCTTGTTCTTGTACAGGTTTCAAATGGACCAGATTATGCGAATCTTGTGGAATATTTTCCGCTTGATAGGTGCAGGAACGTTTTAGTTTCTCAATTTCACAGAAATCGTGAAGGAGAGGTTAGCGAACAACGCTTCCGCACCAATTATGCAGAGAACAGACACAATGGAGTTGGGATCCGTTTTTACGGTTCCCTACATACTACTCCTTTGCCAACATTCGATGGTGAGTGTATGGCCACTATGGTTGCAGATTCCAAATTCGCATTCATCGCAGGTTTCCATTTAGGTGGAATTACAGGCGAGCGAGATGCTGTATCTACCTTTTTGACAAAAGGAGATATTGAATCTGCGATTGAAGCTTTGTCTCCTTCATGTTTACCACACGCTAGTTCAGGAACAGTACCCCAGCACTTTTATGGGGTCGAAACTGTTCTAGAACCTGCTGTACACTACAAGAGTCCTGTCAATTATTTACCAAAAGATTCGGGAAATAATGTAGTTGTATATGGTTCATGTATTGGGAGATCGACTCCCCGTTCCTCCGTTGAGACTTCTATTTTGAGTCCTCACGTAGAGGAAGTTTGTGAGGTTCCCCAGCAATGGGGTCCCCCTAAACTCAAGGGTGTTGATGGTAAAAGTTCTTGGCAACCATGGAATGCTTGGTTGACACAAGTGGCCAATCCGTGTCCGGGATTTTCGGACGAAGCTCTGAACTGGGCAATTCAGGATTACGCTGGAGGTATGATTTCCGCACTTAAGACTGCTGGTATCACTTGGGAGGACATGAGTCCCCTCAGTGAGATGCAGACAGTGTGTGGTATCGATGGTAAACGATTTGTTGACCGTATGCCCGCCAGCACCAGTCCTGGTTTTCCCCTTTCGGGACCAAAGTCAGACTATTTGACTGAACTATCTCAGGAAGATTTTCCTGAATTCAGTTGTCCTCGTGCTCTCGATCCCATGTTTTGGGAAGAGGCAAACAGGATTAAGTCTTGCTATTCGCGCGGAGAACGTGCATACCCAGTCTTTAAGGCTTGTCAGAAAGATGAACCTACAGATTTATCGAAAGACAAGGTGCGCATTTTCCAAAGTGCCCCGCTAGCTTTTCAGTTGGTGATTAGACAATATTGTCTTCCTTTGGGGAGATTGATGAGTCTGTTTCCACATGTTAGCGAATGTGCGGTTGGCATTAATAGCAACGGTCCAGAATGGGAAGACCTATACAGGCATGTGACCAAGTTCGGAGAGGAAAACATCATTGCAGGTGATTATTCCAAATATGATCAGAGAATGCCTGCTCAAGTGATTAGTGCAGCCTATGAAGTGTACAAGAGGATTTATGCAGCTTTTGGAGCTGATGAAGAATTCTTGCGTATGCTCGATGGTATGAGCACTGATCTCAGCCAGCCCGTTGTGGCCATGAACGGTACACTCATTCAATTGTGTGGATCGCATGTGTCCGGAGAAAATATGACTGTGTATGTCAATTGCACTGCCAATTCTCTTTATTTGCGGATGGCTTGGTACCATATGCACAAATCCCGTGGGTTGGAGATTATTCCATTCCGAGAAGGTGTTGCATTGAGTACCTACGGTGATGATAACATTGGTTCTGTACGAGAAGATAGAAGGTTCTTTAACATTCTTTCCTTTTCAGAGTACATGAAAGCTTTTGATGTCAAATTCACCATGCCAGACAAAGAGTCCACTATTATTCCATTTCTCAAAATTGAGAATACGGATTTCCTGAAAAGGAGATTCCGTTATATGGAAGAGTTGGGACAACATGTCGCCCCATTGGAAGAACTATCTATTTTTAAGAGTTTACATGCTAATTTGCATTCGAAAGTTTGCAGTCAGCAGGAAATCAGTGCTCAGTGCATTGATGGAGCTTTGAGAGAATGGTTTTTCCATGGGAAGGAAGTCTATGAACTTCGTCGTCAACAAATGAAAGAAGTTGCCGCTAAAGCGGAAATTTCTGAATTGTGTTTGACATTGGACGATGATTTCGACTTCTGTGTCCTTCGTTGGAAGGACAGGTATGCCCCCACCTAGAGGGGTGACCGTCTGGCAAGACGTTAAACATGCTCCGCGCCTCACCTGCGCGGAATCGCTAAAATGTGATTTGCTGTATTGATTACGGAGAAATTGTGATGTGTCCATACTCACAAATTTCTACGCTTACAGCTCATAGGCTAGGCCCTCGTGCCTAACCCGTATTTACGGGAGAATTTAGCCAATTCAGAAAATGGACTGTGGAGAAGTTGTTTTGATGCAAACAACTTTCTTGACCGAACAAATACGCATTTCTAATTCTATGAACGATATTATGACTTATTCGGCGACACCACCTCAACACAAGGAGGAGGTTGTCACATTCCACAACCACGACGCACACTGGTCTGCAGATGTTATGTCGTCTCCCGACGAAACATTTGATGATGTGCGAACCTCGGATTCTTCCATTGGAAACTTTTTGCAACGTCCGTTGCTGATTTCTAGTTTTCAGTGGACAGTATCTACAGGTACTTTTCTTCAGACTATAAATCCTTGGAGTCTATTTCTTGAGAATGACACTGTGGTGAAGAAACTTGATAACTTCAGGTTACTTCGCTCCAATTTGTGTGTCAAAATCACGATCAATGGCAATGGGTTCTATTACGGTAGAGCTATTGCCAGCTATCTTCCAAGGCACAATGAGGATCTCCTCACTGTGATTGGTCCAGAGACTGTTTCGAGTGCTTCTATGCGCCCGCATGTCTTTTTGGACCCTGGGACTAGTGAAGGAGGCAGTATGAAGTTGCCTTTCTTCAATCCCAATAACTGGATTGACTTGTCTGCTGGTGATGCCCGTGATATGGGCGAGATCACCATTCAACACATTAATGTTTTGAAACATGCTAACTCAACCACAGGTTCAGTAGCTATCAATGTGTTTGCTTGGCTAGAAAATCCAGTTTTGGCCATCCCTACTCGTCAGATTTACGACGATATTTTGCCACAATCAGGTTCCGAAAGGGAATTGAATATCAAACCACAAGCTGGAATGGTTTCTGGAATGATGATGGCGAATCAAGCGTTTAAAGATGAGTATGGTATGGGAATAGTCTCAAAGATGTCGTCTACAGTGGCTTCTGCCGCTGGTATGCTCAATAATGTCCCTGTTATTGGGAGGTTTGCAAAAGCCACTCAGTCTACTATGGGTAAAATTGGTCAAGTAGCGCACATCTTTGGCTTTTCTCGGCCAGCGGTTGTTACAGCCGCTAGATACTTCAAACCCGCTCCTGTGGGTAACTTGGTCAACACGGATCAAGAAGATACGGTGACTAAGTTGTCACTAGATTCCAAACAGGAGCTCACCCTCGACCCCAGGACAGTAGGTTTGTCCGACGTCGATGAGATGGCATGGAAGTATATAGTACAGAGAGAAATGTACTATGTATCTTTCAATTGGCCTGGGGCTTCTTCCGCTAACACTTTGTTGTGGAATTCAGCCCTTACTGCTCGCACCTTTGTTTCTGCTCCAAACAGCAGAATACAGTTGGCACCTTTCGCGCACGCAGCCGTTCCTTTCCGATTTTGGAGAGGAACTCTGATTTTTCGATTTCAGATTGTAGCTAGTGCGCATCACAAGGGGCGTTTGCGAATCAGTTATGAACCAACTGTCCATCTCTCTGGGGATCCGCTCAACGTCCAATTCAACCGAATTGTCGATATAGCCGAAGAGCGCGACTTCGAAGTTGCGTTATCTTGGGCTCAGCCTCGACCATGGTTGGAAGTTGACAGAGCTAATCCCCCCATCCAGAGTAACCTTCTCTTGACGCAGACCAATGCGAATAGAGATAGGTGGAATGGAGTTGTAGCCGTTTATGTTGTGAACGACTTGACCTCCCCTAACCCAGTAGTGTCACCAGATGTTTCGGTGAATGTGTATATTAGAGCGGGAGATGATTTCGAGTGCGCAGGACCAGGAGCAGTTTCTCTTGGTTTTATGGACAATTTGTCCTTGCACCCGCAATCTGGTATGGAACCTAATGATACTGCGAAAGCAGCGGACACGGATTCCAAACCACAGGAGGTTTCACAACTAGAGCAGATTGGAGAAAATCTTTCAAACGATCACATCTACGATGTGTATATGGGAGAGAGAGTTGTATCCTTTCGACAGCTCTTGAAGCGCTACAATGCCCACGTTTCGTGGAAAATATCCACAGACCTCGCAGGAGTAGATGGTAGATGGCGCTTTTTAGAGCACAACTACCCTATCCAAAGAGGTCATAATGGAAATTATTCCAGACACGAACGGAGTGGGCCAGCGCCGCATAATTTTGCGGCGTATACCTTGTTTCACCACATTTCCTCCTGCTATGCAGGTTGGAGAGGTGCACTGAGGTCTAAGTATCTACTCACTGGTAGTGATAATGATGCTACGACCTTTAGTGTTGAGAGATGGCAGCCAACGGCGCCTAACTCTCTTGTTCAAATTGTGGTGAACAAAGGTACAATGAGTGATGACCAACAAGCGCGAGACTTTGTCTTGCAAGGTAGTCACTACAGTGGAAAGCACATCACCCACACCCAGCAATTGGGTGCTATGGAGGTGGAATTTCCCTATTACTGTCGGAGGAGATTTTCCCCCGCCAGAAACTATGCCACTACTAGTCCATCCGACATTTTGTTGAAAAATGGACTCTACGAAACCCATGCCGTTGAAGTTGATGGACCCCTTACGGGGGACATTCGTGCTTCGCGGTATGTTTCCGTAGGAGAGGATTTCTCATGTTTCTTTTATTTGGGACCTCCTCTATTGTACACGTACAGTGTACCGGCGGCACGCCCCTAAAATCCACCCAGTGACCGGGTGGTACGCGGAAAGGAGATGCTCCTTGTTTGCGTCTCCATGAGACGTAGGCAAAGAGCTGTTCGCTCTACGCTTCTGAATCATTGTGATTAAAGGTTTTTCAACCATTGGAAGCGTTTACGCTTACTTTGGGGAATTTTTACTTTGGTCACAACTTTAGAAGCGGAGGCCTAAAGGACTATATGTCAAGCCATCAGAAGATTAATCTGGTGAGGGTCGCTTTCGC